GCCGCCCGGTACCACTTGTTGACCACGCTCATGTTTGCTCCGTTTCCGGGTTGAATCCGGGACGGCTAGTGCGGCCTAGCCGTCCCGGAAGTTGGCGGCTCTCCTAGGCGATCCGGAAGAACCTTGCGTTGTCGAAGGCGACGGCGGCCATCGCTCCGATGATGCCGACCTCCATTCCGCCGATCGCCGGTTCGACGGCGCGGAGCTCGACCGGCGCACCGGGCGACTCTGCGACGAAGAACGCGGACGAGTCACCGACAACCGCGTTCGCGGTTCCCATCCCCGCGGATGCGATCACCCTGAGCGGGCCGATCCGTCCGCTGAGTGCCCCGACCGGGTCGAGTCCGCCGGCGCTGATGAACGACGCCGTCTCCGTGCTCGTCTTCGACGCGAGCGCGAAGTAGTAGTCGGGTGACAGGTAGAGCGTGTCCGCGATCGCTCCCGAGTTCGCGTACACCCCCGCCATCCCCGTTCCGACCGCTCCGAGCCACGACGGGAACGTTGAGGTGCCGGCGACGAGGTCGACGGTGCCCGATGCGGTACCGGCTGCGAGCAGGACGGCGCACGCTGCGGCCTCCGTCTTGATCGCGTACTGCTCGGCGGCCAGGTCGAACCAGAGCGCCAACGCTTCCGGCGAACTCCAGTTGATCGCCTGCCAAGACAGGTTGCCGCCACCGATGTAGGTGGACGCGGCCGCGGTGCGGAGCGCCACCTTCATGTCGGCGGTGCCACCCTCCGTCTTCTCAGACGACTGCAGCAGCACTTCGGGGCGCTGCGTGATGTCCGGGTAGGTGAGGGTGCCCCGCTCGAGGTCGACGCGCCGGGACGCGGCGATGACCGGCCTCGCCCGGTTGATGACGTCCATGATCTGCGAGAGATGCTGCGGCGGCAGCAGACCGCCGATGTCGCTGGTGGTCGTGTGCTGCGGTGCACGCATCAGCCGCTCGCGGGCGGCCTGCCGCTCGTTGTCGCCGCCAGCCTGCATGGCGACCTGCGGGTACTTCGCGATGATCTGATCGCGAGCGTAGACCGCGAACGACCGGTACTTCGTCTCGCCGTTCTCTGTGGTGACGCCGGGGCCGTTGCCGGCCAGGTGGGCGCGAACCTCACGCGACACCGACGCGGACGACTCTTCCCGCTTCAGCACGTCGTTCAGTTCGTTGAGCTCGGAGTCGATCTCCTGCGACCGGTTCCGGTACCCGGCGATCGTCTCCTGCTCGATCTCGGTCAGGGCCTTGTCGTCGCGGCCTTCGGCTGCGGCGAGGATCCCGTCGTGCAGCTTGCTCGCCGTGACGCGCTCATCCAGCAGCCGCTGGATCCGCGTCTGGGTGACACTCATGCTCATGATGCGTCCCTTCCAGGGTTGTCTTGACGATATGTCCCTGGCGGGTGTCGCCTTCCGAGGTGCCGCCTAGCGCGGGGTGTCGGGTGACGGCGAGGTGCGCCTTCCGGACGATCCTTACTCGCTTGCTTCCGTACTGTCCTCCTGAAGCTTAAACCCCCTTGCGGCTAGATCGTAGGCGAGCGACTCCGGAAGCGACCTCATGCGCGGCAACTCCACGACAGGATCCGCTGTCCCGGCCTCCTCCTGCGCAGCTGCTGCGGCATCAGCTTCGTGCGCCTCCAACGCCTTCTCCCGCAACGCCAGCACGCCGGCGTTCGCGTACGCACCGACGGGAACAAGCGAGCTCTTGTCGATGTGGACGCGGACGCGTTCCACGATCCCGTTCCGGCGCAGCGACTGCAACGCCTTGAACTCCACGCTCATCGACGGCAACAAACCATCGCGCACCAGCTGCAACGCCTTGTCGCCGTCCTTGTTGTCATGCACCCGGAACGTCGCGTACAGACCATCGTCGCGTTCCTCGAGCTTCTCGGCGTGGCCGACGATCCCGCGCAGACCTTCCTCATGCAAGGTGGTCAGCCACATCTTCACACGGTGCGCCGCCCGGATCTGACGGTCGGCGCATCCGGGAGCGAACCGCTCCTCCTCCACCACGAAATCGGGTGGGTCGCAGATCGTCGCCGTCTCGCCGTACGGGACAATGCGTGCTTCGAGAGTGCGGCCGTCACCCTCCGCTAGCTCGAGCGTCGCCTCACGCACCAGCACCTGATCTGGTGCCGGAACAACAACAGTCTCGTCGATGCTCATGCTTTTCCTCCGGTCTGCGCCGGCCGCAGCGGCGTCACGTTTTGGGATGGGCTCGCGGACGCCGTCTGGCTCTCTCCCGCGACAGGTGGGGTGACTCCACTCAACACAATCCCGGCTTCCGCCAGCTTCGCCCGCGCCTCCTCCGGCGACAACACGCCGTACTGAACAGCCAGACCGAGCCGGGACGCGAGCAGGCCGACGTCCTCGTCTGCGATGGAGTTCAGCGGAAGGAACGTATCGGCCGCGTCGAACCACACGAACTGGCCGCGCGGCAGCATCTGCGCAGAGAACGCGTCCGCGAACCGCTTCGCCGCAGGCCGCAACTCGAACCGCCACCAGAACTCACCCAGCATCGCCGGGTTCTGATAGACAAGCGAGCCGCTCATCGCCAGGTTCAGCATGAACGACGGCACCCCGAACGCTGTCGCGATCACCCGAGCGTCGTACTCCGCAAGCTCGAGCAGCGCCAAATCCTTCGGGTTGATGTTCAGCACGAACGGATCGTCGAAGTCCTGCACCGACAACACCGCCGGCACGCCACCGCCGTACCGGGCGCGAGCGGCGACCCACTGCGCCTGCATCGCCTCAGCCTGATCCTTCGTCACCTTCTTCTTCGGCCGCAACGCGACCGGCGGCACGGTGCCGCCACCCTGAATGTTCTGCGATGACGTGCCCGCCCCGATCTGCGACCACGCCTGGCTCGAGTACGCCCGCAACGCCGACGTGCCCCGCAACCCCCCACCAGGGTCACGGCTGATCTGCACCACATCGTTCGCGGGCAGGAACTCCGTCTGCACCCCCATCCGGTACCGCTTCCGGCCGTCCACCATCACCACGTTCACCTCGGCCGGATCCAACACCGTCCACGTCGCCGGGAACCCGGTCGCGTACCGGCTGGTGATGAGCAGGAACGCGTCTCCCCACCCGTAGAACGACCGGACAGCCGCGAACATCGCGTCCGCCAACCCGTTCGGATACCAGACCGGATCCGGGTTCGACACCCACGCCGGCTCAAACGGCCCCTGATACCGCAACGGCATCGACGCCACCTGCTGCGCGTTCAACTGGATACACCGCGCCGCCACCCACACCCGCTCGATCAGCCTGGGCGAGAAGAACCCTGTCTGCCGGAGCTCCGACCAGAACTGGTCGACCTGCGGCTGGATCGAAACCTCCGTCCCCGGTTCCGTCATCGTCTCGCGCCGCAACCACTCCCCGAACCTACTCATGTGTGATTCCTCTCCACCTAGAAGATCGACGGCCCTTCGCCGTCAATGTCCTCGCTGAGAGTGAACCCGACCGCCAACGTGGCGGCCACAAGCGGCGTGATATCAGTCGCCGACGACTTCCGCGACCACGCCCAACTGTCACCCAGCGGCCTCGTCTTCGAACCCCTGATCGCGTTCAGCATCTCATTCGACCCCAGGTGCCGCAACCCCTTCTCGTTCACCACATCCACGAACCGGCCGCAAAACCGGGCGTAATCCGTCCCCGTCATCGTCGTCACAGGAACATATTGCGTCTCGAGTTCGGCCAGCAACGAGCCCGCCGGCCCGAACTTGTCGCACACAACCATCAGAGGATCATGCCGTTCGTGTAGGTCGACAAGCTTCGCGATCATCCATCCCGTCCCCCGCTTGTGCTCGATCACCTCCACATGCACCAGCCCATCGGGACGCAACCCCGCCGCCGCGATCGACCCCGTCGAACGATCAGGTGACACATCGAACGCCAACACCACCGGGTCAAGCAGCATGGATTCCGCGTCCACAAGCCCCATCCACCACTCCGGATGGATCAGCGTGTCCTCAACCCCATCGGTGCGCGGCCACTGACCCACCCCCAACCGCTCCACCGCATACCCGCGCGGATCCATCGCCGCCTGCTCCCGCAGCACATGCTCCAAACTGATCCTGATGTCCAACGCCGGGTTCGCCTTCCGGATCACATCCGGATTCGTCGCGAGCTCATACGGCACATCATCCGGCCCGACCGGCGCCCCATCCACCCTAGGCGGCACAAGCTCCGTCGCCGAATGCTCGAAATACGCCAGCGCACCCGAATCCTCAGCCATCCCGCGCTCCCGCACCCGCGCCCACACCACCGCGTTCTCATGGATCGTCTCGTCCGCCGCGCTCCCCGTGTACCACACCTGAGGGTTCGCGATCATCGACCGCGCACTCAACGTCGGCAACAACGCCCAATGAAACGACTCGTTCAAGAACATCGCCTCATCGAAAATCACGCAATCAGCTGTGAACCCCTTCCCGCCCCCCTTCGTCCGGGTGCGGAACCGGATCCGGGCACCGTTCTGCAACTCGATGCCCTCCTCACCATGCGAGTGCCGATACCCGTCCACAACCCCGCTCGCCTTCCGATGAACCTGCGCATGAAGGTGCGGCGTCTCTCGGATCAGATCCTCCAACCGCTGAAACCCCTCCTTCGACGTGTCGAAGTTATGCGCCGACCAAATCAGGTACCGCTCCCCCCACAAGAACAAGCCGGCCAACGCTCGCGCCTCAAGGATGCCGCCCTTCCCGTTCTGCCGCGGCACATTCACCCCAACCTCAAAATGCTTCCACTTCCCGTCCGCGCGACGCTCCGCAGCAGCCCGAATCACATCCTCCTGCCACGGATCCAACACCAAGCCCGCCGACGCAGCCAACGCAACCGCATCATCCCCCGGCGCAGCACCCGCGACCGCAACCGCGCTCACCAGCGCCTCGAAACCCGCCGCACCGAATGCGACCTCGTCGCCCGATTACACGCCCGATGCTCCGGCCCCGACCACCGCGACGGATCCCCATCCACATGACCAAGATCCCACCTCGCGTCCGCCGCGATCGGTCGGCCACACCGAGCACACACAGCCCGACCCGCCCGAACTACCGGCTCAAACCGAGCCCGAACCGCCCGATGAACCCCGTCGTATCGAACCCGATGAATCGCGGCAGGTAGCGCCACATCAACCCCCAGCCCGAACAACAACCGCGGAAACGCGCTTTATCGTCCGAAACGGGGAGAGAAAAACCAG